ATGTTCCGTAAGACGCAAGGATGATTGCATCTTTTTCTCCCTCACAAATCTGTCTCGCTTCTTCACGTTCCACAGCGTCAACTCCGCCATGGATGAAAAAGATCTTGCGACCCTTCTCTATTTTACTATTTAGCAGGTCCCAAAGTGGGTCACCGTGCTTCTCGATATAGTTGAATAGGATGAGTGTATTACCTTTCAGATCCTTAGCAAGATTACAGATGAAATTATTTCTCCTCGTATGCGATACAATGTAATCCATCTCTTGCTGATAGTTGTCAAAAGGCACATATCCATGCTTTAATAGCAAGACATTCACCTTCAATGGTGTTAATTGACCTTTCTTCATTAGGTCAATAGTTTGCGTAACACGATCACACCTACCAAACAATCCTTCTAGCACCAACTGGTGCGTGTGAAGTCCATCAAGTGTCCCTGTCAGACCCACGCGGTATTTTGTATCATGACACTTATTAAGTATTCCTGTTAGACTCTTCGCCTTGTATAGATGCGCTTCATCTCCGATAACAACATCAAACCTTTCAAAGAATCTCTTCGGTTCTTTGTAGATAGACTGCCATGTAGAGATAACAACAGACTTATCAACATACTTCTCTTTACCACTCATGATCTGATGGACGTGATGAGACGCATTCCATCCATAGTCAGTGAAGTCTTGGACCAACTGACTAACCAGAGAGGTAGTAGGGACGATTATCAATACTTCCCTACCAAGATTGACGTGCCATCGCGTCAGAGCATATATGATTAACGACTTTCCAGA